TGCGGTATATGTTATTGTCCCATTAAAAAAAAGATATATAGTCCTTTACCGGGTAAAGATGCTTGCCCATTAGCTAAATGGGAAGATTAAAATAAAAAGTCATGAAAAAGTTAACAGAAAAAGAATTAGAAAATCTTAAAAATTTAAGACAGGAACATTACGATTTAATCTATCAAATTGGCGAGATTAATATTCAAGTAGAAGAATATAAAAAATTGATCCAAAGTTTAGAAGAAGAAAAAACACTAGTTTTAGGTAAATATGCAAATATTTTACTCAAAGAACAAGAGATGGCATCAAATTTATCCAAAACGTACGGAGAAGGACAAATAAATATGGAGACCGGAGAAATATATTGATTCTTAGCGATTCTTATATATCTTTTGATTATTATTTTTGATATTTATAATAGAATTAATAGATTAAAAATTAATTAAATAATACAATAAAAAATGTCAGAACAAATTATTTCAGCGGGTGTTTATCAAACAGAAAATGACCAATCATACGTACCACCGGGTTCAGCCACAACCGGTTTAGCAGTAGTGGGTCCTACCGCAAAGGGTGCTGCTTTTGTTCCCACGGATGTTACTTCATATCAAGATTTTAAAGCGATTTTTGGTGTGAGTGGAGATAGTTATGTTCCGCAAACAGTGGCAAGCTACCTGCAAGCAGGTGATAGCGTTAAAGTGGTTCGTGTTCTAGGAAATGGTGGATGGCAATACAATACAACTAATAGATTAGCTGCTATCGTTTCTTCTTCTACTATCCTTGCGGTTTTTCATCCTAGCAAAACAGATAATTATACTACGGCAAATTTAAACTCCAGTTCATTTTCTTCAGCTAATGGATCTGCGAGTTTGGATACTTTGAGGCTTTCTCTCAGTGGTAGCAATATTTTAAATACTCAGGTAACAGCTTCTTTTAATCCAGTTGATTCAAACTATATTACTAAATTGATAGGAACTGACGCTAATTTTAGAACTAGTTCAGCGTTTCCTTATTTATTCTTTGGTAACTTTGTTAGCGCTTCTAGACCGCTTGCGATTAACTATACTAACTCCAGTGCTTCTATTGTACTCACTACAAGTAATACAACTTTCACAAGTTCTTATGCGGGAGGTTATGACAACGCACAAACCCCTTGGATTATATCTGATGGTGGTGTTAGATTATTTAAATTCCATCATTTGTCTGATGGTTTTATGACTAACAATGATATAAAAATCTCTATATCAAATATAACCAAATATACTTCAAATACAGCTTATAGTACTTTTAACGTTTTAGTTCGTAGTATAAGTGATTCTGATAAAAACCCTTCTGTATATGAACAATATACAAATGTGTCTTTGGATCCTAATTCTCCAAATTATATAGCCAGAGCTATTGGGGACAGATATTCTCGGTACGATATAAACAATAATAAAGTAATAAGCTTTGGAAACTACGCCAATGTTTCTAGCTATATTAGAGTAGAAGTAGCTGCCGGGGTTGACGCTGGTTCTATAGCAGCTAATGTGTATCCAAATGGATTTGAAGCATTGTTTGAAACAATTGCGGGATTTGGAACAAATAGATTACCTGCTGCAACATTTGTGACAAGTTCTGTTTCTTCATTCATTTACTCTGGATTTGATTATACTAATCAAGATAATGTTTACAATTATTTGAATCCTGTTCCTAGTGAAGCTGTTGTAGGAAACAATGTCGCATATACAATAAGTGCTTCTGTCGATAATAAATTTACTGTACCTTTGCAAGGTGGAACGGATGGTATGAACTATGCTGTGATCAAAAGAATGGGATCTTCGATTTCAACTAACGGAACAAACGTTTTTGGATTTGATCTTTCTACTTCCACTACAGCTGGAACTGTTTCATACAATACTGCCTTAAATATCCTGGCCAACACTGAAATGTATAAATTTAAACTTTTGGTTGTTCCCGGGGTACTAGAACAGTATCATGCGCCTGTGACTTTACTGGCACAAACAATGGTAGAAAATAGAACTGATGCCGTATATTTACGCGATTTAACAGGAATGGAACAAACTGTTGCGACTGCAGTAGCTACTGTAGCAGGTATAGATTCTAGCTATAGCGCCACTTACTATCCTTGGGTTCAAGTTAAAGATACCGAGTCTAATCGTCTTATCTTTGTACCTCCAAGTGTAGTAGTACCTCAAGCTTATGCTTATAATGATAAAGTTGCAGCTGAATGGTTTGCACCAGCGGGTTTAAATCGTGGAGGTCTTGGTGGAGTAATTGATACTCGCTTTAGATTAAGTAAGGCTGATAGAGACGCTCTCTACAATGCTAGAATTAATCCTATCGCTAAGTTCCAAGATACCGGTGCGGTAATATGGGGTCAGAAAACTCTTCAAGTTAGAGAAACTGCTTTAAATAGAATTAACGTTAGACGTCTCCTAATAGAACTCAGAGACTTTATCGGAGGAGTATCTAGAAACTTTGTATTCGAACAAAATACTAATGCTACTAGAGATAGATTCTTGTCAGTGGTTAATCCTTACATGGAATCAGTTCAATCTAGACAAGGTTTGTTCGCATTCAGAATCCAGATAGATGAAAGCTTGAATACCGACGATGTGATTGATAGAAACCAACTGGTAGGTAAGATTTATATCTCTCCGACCAAAACTATCGAATTCATCTTGTTAGAATTTAATATTCAACCAACTGGCTCTACGTTCTCATAAAAAACGATTTAATTTAATATTTATTAATAAGAACAAAATATAAAAAAATGCCAATTTTAGACGCTAATTCAGAAATGCTTGGCCAATTATTTGAACCTATTCTGCAGCACAGATTTATCGTGTACTGTGATGGAATACCTTCCTTCTTGATTAAAAAACTGGACGGACTCGGGTTTGATGATGGTGAGGTTACTATCGACCATATCAACAGCTACGTAAAGTTCAGAGCTAAAAGACGCTGGAATGATATTAACATGTCACTATATAATGCAGTTAGTCCTTCGGGTGCACAAGCTATGATGGAGTGGGCGAGATTACAATATGAGACTGTAACTGGTCGTGCTGGTTACGGAGACTTTTATTGGAAAGATCTTACATTTAAAGCAATTGACCCTGTTGGTAGTGTAGTAAATGAATGGATTATAAAGAAAGCTTTTATTAAAAATATTTCGAATTTCGGACAATGGGATTGGAGTGCGGATGAGTATACTACAATCGATTTTGTTCTGGGTAATTCTGGATGTATATTGAACTTCTAGTCAGAATACATACTTTATTTTATATTTCCAAAAAACTTTACTATACTTATATTTAGTAAAGTTTTTTTTTAACATTTTTATGACAAATGCAGATTTAAATTTTATTGAGTTTGTTAAAGCTGAATGTAAAAAACATAAAATAAAATTCAGTAGCCGAAAAGTTAAATATCTTAAACTAGGCGGTAGTATAAAATGTGGTGGATATTTTGATTCAGATGAAAGAATATTAGCAGTAGCCAATTTAAATAAAAACTCACTTGGTATATTAGTTCATGAGTATGCGCATATGACACAATGGCTGGATCAGATCCCCTTGTGGAATAAAGTTGGATCAAGTCTTTTCTATGTAGACGAATGGTTAGGAGGGAAAGAAGTTGCGGATATTGAGAAACATATGAAAAGATGTAGAGATCTTGAATTAGATAACGAGAAAAGATCTGTAAAATTAATAAAAAAACATAATATCAGCCTAGATATAGAAAGGTATATTAGATGTGCTAATTCATATGTTTATTTTTACACTTATATGTTGCAATCTAGGAAATGGTGTAAACCTAATAATTCCCCTTATGGTAACGAAGAGTTAATAGCGATTATGCCTAATAAATTTGTCAGAAATTATGATAAATTGCCTAAAAAAATAGAAAAAATGTTTATTGAACAAGGTATTTGATTTGTATATATTTTTCAAATATTTATATAAAACAGCGCATCTTTAATGATTAATATAAACAAAATATACCAGCTTTCTAAAAAAGAAAATCCTGTTAACGAGGAAAAGACTCCTAAAAAGAATGCGTCTGTAAAAAAAGAAACAGATAAAAAACCTACCTCTAAAAAGAAGAAAAAAACGAAAGAAGAAATAGAAGCTGAAAAAAAAGAGATAGCGCGACAGAAAAAATTAGTGCGAGATAGAGAGTATGGTGCAGAAAGAAGAGTTAGGGAAAAACAAAAGATAAAAGATAAGAAGTTTGGTGGACATATAGACGATCCTGACTATCAAAAAAACTATAATATATATAGAAGAGAAAAAGAGTGGACTAAAATAAAAGATAAAGAACGTCCTCTATATGATCCCCCAGATGTTCCTCAAAAGGAATTAAAGCGTAAAATGGAGTTAGATCGGAGAAGAAGGGAATTAGCAAAAAGAAGAGAAGAGGATGATAAAAAAGTAGAAGGATTAAATGTAATTAGAGTAAAATACAATGATCTATTACCTGCAAGCCAATTTGAACCATTGGTACATGAACTTGTAAAAGGATATCCCGAAACTAAATACAACACTTTAGAAAATATATTTGGAAAATTAGCTAACACTCCTGACTATAAAATGGGAGAAGAGACTTTCGTGATACATAAAAGTGATTACGAAAAATATCTTAGCGCCAACGGAGTATTTAGTAAAATTGAAAAAGAAATTGAAAAATACGAGTCTTTAAAAAAAGAATATGAATCCATAAAAATAAATCAGAAAAAAGGAAATTTTGCTGTAGTGGATCCGGATAATCTAAGAAAAATAAGTGATATAAAAGCTAACAGTTATGAGGATGCAGTGTCTAAAAAAGATATGCTTTATAATAAGAATGACTATAAAGTATATGATGAAAAAAGCATAGCATCTATCATTTCTAATATTGAAAAAGTTATTTCACAATTTAGAGATAAATATACAGAACAAAAAACAGAATTGAGAAAAATATTACAACCCCAATTTAAAATGGCATATCAAATGAAACACAAAAATGAGGCAAAGAATAGTAACGTATGGTTCGTAACCAATGAAGAAGGGGACGTACTGAAAGTTATTAAATCAAATGATATTAGTGAAGCTGAGAACAAATTTAAAGAAATCGTTAAAAATAATAAATTTAATTGCCATCTTATTAACTTAAGTGAAGTTCAAAGCGAAATAGCTTCTCAGACAGAAGACGTTATTATTGGAACTCCCGATGGTACTACCAATACCATGACCGCAGATCAAAAGATGAAAGCGCAAAAAGCAATCCAGAGAAATGAGCCGGTTAAAACTGTTAAAAAA